CTCGCACTGGGTCATATCCATTAGCATCAATAAATGTCAATACTTCTTCATATAACTGCTTCTGGCGATGCTGATCCACCCACTCCCGGTGCGTCATGCTGTCTATTGACCGGTCTGGTATCTGCGGCCCAAATTGGTTGTACCACAAATCAAGGAGAGGCCTCAACCCGGGACATTGTAGTGGTCGCGGCTGGAACGTCCTTGTGCACAGGGCATCGTATACGGCCCGCAAGCCCATGTGTTGATGACCTGGATACCACCCTGAGATCCCAAATCCTACCAAAACACCGACTTTCCGGTTTACGACATTCTCTGGTTTCCCCAAATCCAACAATGGAAAATTCAATTTCAGAGATGTCCCCTCAATAAAAAAGGGTTTGATGTTTTTCGGCCAAAGGTACGTGGTCGACCATAGCGGAACCAGGGGGACCGGACCACCCACCGGTTCCCCCTTTTGAATTGCCAACACGTCTGGTGTCACCAGCCCCACTCCGGGGTACACTGGGTGGGCGCCCCGGCAGCGATGACACAACCGCATGGTCCTTTTCTTCTTGCGCCGACGACCAACTCTCTCTTGACAAAATGGCCAGTTCATACATTTCGTGGGATCCCCCCATCCCTCTCCAGATATTGTCGGTTCCCCATCCAACACCCGCCTCCGTCGCCTGATGCAGGAAACCACCGCATGAATTCCGTCCAACTCCAAATTCTCAAAAGCATGTCCAACAGAAGCCGCTCGCAAAATACCCTGTTGCGCCAATGCATATCCCCTGCTGGTGAAGTTCTGCCTGGAATTTACATAGTCCACCAACTCCTGCCGTGCAGTGTCAATTGCCGCCACTTCCACTGGGGTCGCTCTTTGGTTGGGCATAAGCACATTGTCCCAATATGGGGCCAAATCCGTTGGCATTGTATCCTCCACATCTGGTACAGGCGCTGACCTCCCCCACATTCGGAAAATCACGGCAAAGGCCCACACCTCGGGATTCGTGATACAGATCCCCGTCTCTTCGACCACACCACACTCCTCCCAGCCCAGCCATCTCGACAGCAGCTGGCGGAACTTGATATAAGTGTGGGCCGCCCCGATTTTCAGTGCGATAATGAGGCAAATAATGACAAGCCAATGCAGCCCTAATGGGATATGGGCAACTGCCAGACACGTGGCCACAACTTTAGACAGTATCGCGGCGAATGAAACTTGTCCGACATGTGCTGTGATCCACCCGGCCAATGTTGTCAAACCCAGCGCTTTTGCTGTGCTG